GAAGATCTTTATAGTAAAAATGCAATTTTAAAAGAAAAGATTGTCAATATGGAAGCTAAAGTAGAAGCTTTAAATGAAGTTGTTTGCAAGGAATGTAAGCAAATAGAAGCATCTAACGTAGATATGTTAAGTAAGATGGAAGGCATAGAAGTTACATTAGCTGAACATGCTGCTATAATACTTAGATTAAAAGATAGGATGGGTTTATGAAACAGAAAAAGCCAACTAAGAATGAAGTTAAAACAGTAATAAACAATATGCTTGTTGAAATGTCTCAAATGTCTAGATTTATACAAGGTCTAGATACATCATTTGCTGCTTATTTAGAAATGAAAGGTGAAGATAAAAAGCTTAATGATTTTATTACAAAGAAAATAAAGGAGGCTAAAGATGCCAAGCAAAAGCAAAGCAAAGGGAAATAGGTTCGAAAGAGAAATAGTTAAAATAGCTAAAGATCATGGCTTTGAATCGCAAAGAGCTTGGGGATCTAATGGTCAAGCTTTAGGTATGCACGAAGAAGTAGATTTAACTTTAGGAAAGAATCCTAAAATGAAGATACAAGCTAAGTGCAGAAAGAGTATAGCTTCTTATCTTATACCTACAGAGCATGTAGATGCAGTTGTATGTAAAGAAGATAGAGGAGAACCTTTAATAATAATGAGATTTTCCGATTGGCTAAATATGCATTGGGGAAATTGTATGGTGGAGGATAAATAATGGCAGTACAGTTGTACCATAAACCTAAAAAAGATAACAATAAACACAATAACAAAAATCTTGAATACAAGATGACAAAATTAATTAGCCTAATAGAAAGGCTCCTTAATAAGTTAAGTTAATGAATAGCTAGGGTAAGGTGGGTTTTAACCTATCTTATCCAATGCTAGTATTACTGATTCTAAATCTCTTTTATTAACGTTTTTCTTTTGAAAAATAGATTTTTTTCTAGACTTTTTCTTTTGGCCTAGCAACCATCTTCTGTTTTCTCTTTGTTGCTTACTAGAAAATAATCCTAATTCTAGCCAAATAATATCTCTCAATCCATAACCACCACTATATACATTAGGAGCTGTATATGACACTGACCTTGCTAACTGTGAATTTATTCTAGATAAAAAGTCATATGTTTCTTGAACTGTATATTCAGTATTAAACCATTTCTTACCAGTTTTTTTATAAGTTTTAAATGCTGTATCAAATGCATTTTCCATTAACGGATCTACTTTGCCGTCTAAATTAGATTTAGCTACCATTTCATATGCGCTCATAATTAAAGGTGCATTAGGACCTAAAAATGTAGCTCCTCCTTGACCATATGTAGCTTTCATCCAATCTCTTATTAATTCACCATGAGTAAACTTTTGATAAATCTTTCCTGTAGTGTCATTTTTAATTCGGTTAATTTGATCTTCTGTTATTTCATTCGTAGCTAATTTAGCTTTAACTCTTGCATGTAAATATAAAGCTTTACCTGTTTCCATAACATCGTTTGGCATTAACTTTTCAAAATTTGTACCCAATAAAGAGCTACCACCCCATATTAAAGCTTGCAACATAGCAAATCTCATAGGTCTCATAAATTCTTCACTTTGAAAATCCCCAGCTCTTGCTGCGCCAACATTTTGTTTAGGATTTAATCCCGCCTCTGTTAACCATTTATGCATTAAACTAGTCATTTCAAATCTATAATGTGCAAACTGACCTAGCCCTATTTTAGCCATCATAGTAGCTTTATTTTCTTTTCCTGTAACACGTATAGCTTTAGCCTTATTCCAGTTAGAATATTCAAAATGCAAGTCTAATACACCACTATAAGCTAACTCACCAGCTTTATTTTCAACCCAATCATTCATTATCTTATCAGATTTATTACCATATTTTTCTTTTAAGTCTTTTTCTGTTATAATATAATCAGATCCTTTTTTAGATAATATATCAGATTCAAATCTTTTTAATATTTGTTGCGATCTCCATGTTCTACTTGTTTGATTTAAATTCATAGAAGCTAATGCAAATCCAGCTCTAAAAGTTTTACTTCTATTCCAATCTTCAACTACTTTATGTAACTTGCCAGAAATTCTACCTGCATTTGCAGCAACTCTAGCTGTTCTTGCACTCCAATTTTCTGAATCTGCTACTTGTAATTCGCCATTTTTATCTACATATAAATCTTTATCTTGAATATAAGATTCTTCTAAAGCACCTCTACTTTGTGCGCTTACATTTGCGTCTTTACCTGTTGCTATATCAAAAGCATTAGATCTGACAGTTTTTCCATCAAACCATTGTAAACCATACTTTTTTTGTTGTCTAATTAATTTAGTTTGATTGTCATCTGCTGATCCTACATTCTTATAAAAATTAGGAACGTCTTTGAGCATAGCTTTATATCCAAACTCAATAAATTCATAAGCTCTTTGCGTAGCATTTCTTGCTGCAGATCTAACATTTCCACCCATTAATCTAAAATATGTAATAGATTGCATAGTTCTCATTATATTTTCTATATGACTACTTCTGTTAGGATCTATCTGTTGTATATCAGTATAAACATCATTAATAAGATCTAGCATCCCATTTGCTGATTCTATTAAATCTTTTCTACCTTTTTCTTTAGCAGGGTTTAAATGATCACTAACAATAGCTTTATGTGCTTTTGTAAAATTATCCTTAACATGAGTTCTATAGTTAAATATACCTACATCACTAACATATTTATTTAAAAAGAAATATGGATCAGCATCATAAACAGGATTAGCTATAGGATTCCTACCCTTTGCTACATTAGTTATGTCATCCCAACTATTTATTTCAGCTCTTATTTCTTCAGATAGACTTCTATCATGATTTTGTACAGATGATTCTATTTTTTTTATAGTTTTTAATAAACCTAACGAATATTGAGACATATAATGTTTAGAAAAAGCTAGTTTACCATTAGTAGAGTATTCATTTGTCTTAAAGCCTAGTTTTAAAAAATCCCTATCTGATGCTAAATTTTTATAATCAGTAGTTACGCCTTCTTCGTCTATTTGTTTTTGAAATTCTATATTTTTTATTAGTCCTTCTACTTTATCTATAACGCCAGATGCCCATTTAACATCTTTTTCTTTAGCCATAGATTTAATTTTTTGCAAACCCCTAACAAGACCTAAAGCTCCTGCCTTTCTAATGTTCTTATAATTTTCTCTCATTTGTTCTAAAGATTTTCTTTGAATAGGAGTTAATTTAGTTCCATCAGAATTAGTTATTGTTGCAATGTCAGCGCCTTCCATAACGCTATTCATCATTTTAAATGCTTCACCAGAACCTGTCTCATAAAAGCTTTTTATCATATCTCTATTTTCTCTTAGTTTTTTAGATAAAACTTGTTTATTTTTAAGAGATGGTGATCTTAAATACTGTTGTTGTAAAGATGAATACTCATCATATAAGTTTCTAAGTCTTTTATGCTTGCTCAATTTCTTTTTTAACTTACTAAAAAATCCTTTTTCGCCTGTATTTAAAGCTAAATCATTTAAGTTTTGTAGAAATTCATTAACATTCTTAGTAGAATTAACTGTATAATCCCTAAAGAATGATGTTTCATTTACTAAATTCTTTTCAAATCTTTGCAACTCAGGAAAGTTTTGCATAGCTCTTCTAGGCAAATGAAATTTAGATGCAAAAATACCTTTAGGTTTAGAAACTAAATTGTCATAGTATTTTAATCCAAGCTCAAATCTTCTAACGTGCTTGTAGTTTACAGGAAATTCAGATGGGTTTATACTAGGTAGCTTTGTATATTTTTTCCAAAGCCATTCAAATGTTTCTGGATTATTATAATTAGCATCTTTAATATTTTTATAAGCTCCTGATGCAAAATCTTTAGCTATTGATTCCATCTTATTAGCTATATTATTTTTATCTTCAGGACTTAAATCTTTGTCCCCTTCTAGTTTTTTTCTAAAAGGATTTAATCCACATAACCATGTACTCATAAATATTCCTTATTTACTTTTATAACAACTAAATTTATCTCTAACCATAGAGGTGACATCTTGCCTAATGCCTTTTCTTTCGCCCATATCTTTATTATTTATAGCATCTACTTCACTAACAAATACTTTTTTAGTTCCAAAGTTTCTTAAATTGCCATCTTTACCTTGAACGTATTCAGTTTTGCCCCATTGTTTATCTATAGGTATATTAGCAGCTTCCATAACTTTTGATGCTTTGTATAATATAACAGGATCTACACTTTTACCTGATGTTGCATAATCTATCATAACTCTTGCAGCATCTTTTTGTATCTTATCTTGCACATCTCTTTTGTTAAATATATCTTGATTTAAATACTTTTGACTAGTCATAAAGCCATCTAAACTAGCAGGTTCTGTATACATATTAGATGTTATATAGTCAACATTTACATTAGGATTTTGCGCAGACATAAAATGTGCATTTTTTAAGAAGTTAATATCATCTAATAATTCATTTGCAAAGTCTTTATAACCACTTTTAGGTTTAAACTCTCCAGATCCAATACTAGCTAATAATCCCATAATAGGCTCATGTAAGCTATTTTGTGTATATACATAATCAAATACAGCTTTTTTACTTTGATTGTCTGTTATGCTCCTTATTGATATTCTATTATTAGATACATTAGGAACTAACATTCTTAATATTATAGCTTTTCTTTCTACATCAGATAGTTCTAAATTATTAAATATATTATCATATAAAGCTTGTCTTCTCTCTATTACATAGTCTTCAATACTAGTTCGCTCAGCTGTTCTTTTATCATTAAGCTTTATTACTTCGCTTATAATTTTATTGTATTTTTCTTTAATATATGTATTAGCTTCATAAGAAGATATTCTTTTCATAACATTATTATTATCTCTTATAACAGGCAAACCTGCAAAAGCTTCAAATAAAACTCTAAGACCTCTTTGCTCTTCTCCATTAGTTACTTCAAACCTTCTACCATTTTTTATAGCTTTATCTTTAGATCCTATAACTTGTACATTTCTTCTTCCTGGTCTAATAACTTCCTTTATTTTACCAACAGGGTTTATTATAACAACAGGCACTTTTTCATAATTTTTGTAATCACCTACACGTGAAAACTTAACAGGTACAGTTTTAGGAGGTTTGTTAAATTCTTCTCCCATCATATAAGATGCAGACTCTTCCATCATTATTCTTAAATCTTGAACTCTAGCTAACTTTTTATTTAAAGATTCCAATTCTTTGCTTGGTTCTGTAGACTTTTCAAATCTTTTTAACTTGTCTATTTCAAACTCTAAAGCTGTTTCTCTAGTCTTTAAATCTATTATTTTTAAATATTTAGATTCATCAGCTACAAACTCATTTAGAGCCATATTAAACATTTTATTGTATCGTTCTGTTGCTGTAGTTCCTGGGATATTAGCATAACCATTTTCTAAGTATTCTATTATTTCATCTTGCGTAGACCTAGCTTGACTAGAGCCACCTTCAGAATTTAATTTATTTTGATACAGCTCATGCATAGATTTCATAGCTATATCATAAGGATTAGATGAATTTGCAAAGTAATCTTTTGCAGCTTGTAATCCAGGTTGCATATCTATTCTAGGATCTATTCCCCATTTTTGAGTAGGAAGTATAGTTTTTTTGACAAACTCTACAAAAGCATTATTATAGCTTTCTAGTGATGCAGCTCTACTTTGACCAGAAGGATCAGTTTCCATACCTTGATTGTATTTTAAATATTTATTTAATGGTACTATTAATCTATTTCTAACAGCTTCTACTATTGGTCTATTTGCAGGCGCATCTACATTAAAATCATCTGATTGTATTTTTATAAAATCACCTTTTTCATTTCTATATCCTAATTCAAATATACCATCTGCACCAAACATAACTTTAGTTTGCATATCTGTTATAGCTTCAAAGCTAGCATCAAATTTAGAAGGAAGTTTATCATAAATATCTATAAACTTAATAGCTAATTTACCAATATTATCTACAGTAGTTATATATTTTGCACCTGTATTTAGTCTTAGTTCCATAGTTTTAACTTTAGGTCCTAATCTATTAGTTTCCATTGTTAATACTGTAGAGTTTCTTCTAAACATATTAGATAAATATGTAGCTGTTTGATGCATTTTTACAAATTGACCTTTAGCATTGTTTACTTCAGTAACTAACATGTCTGTAGTAGGATCAGCATCAAATAAGTTTACAATAGTATTTGCATATGAATTAGGACTATCTATATTAGGATCAAATATTTCATTTATCTTTCCATCTATATTGTTAGTTCCTTCTATATATCCACCTATTCTACCTGCTTCTCTCCAAAATCTTCCAGGTGCAGCTACATAATTAAATGATTTGTCAAAGTCAAAATCAGCATCTTGTGGTTTTATAGCATCACTATGATTCATTCTACTTACATTACCAGAGTTCTTATCTACATGCGATCTTTTGACACCACCAACTTCTTCAACTGCCATTTTACTTATAACAACATCACCCATCATATTTCTAGGCTGTCTACTATTTAACATGCCAATAGCCATATTTTTGTCAAACTCTTTTATTATTAAATTAGCATCATTTAATGTTGTATGCGTATCAATTAATAAATCACCATTAGCATCTTTTTGCGATAATGCATCTGATTCTTTTTTTATAGCATTGTCGTAAGTCTTTTTGTTAGCTTTTTTATCGCCTTTTAATATTGTTCTTGTATCTATATCTATAAGATTACCACTCTCATCAATATACCTACCTTCTACTTGTAAATATTTCTTTCTATCTACATTAAAAAAGTATGCATCTGCTGTTCTTGAACTACCATTTTCAGCTGTATAGCTAACTCTTTGTATTATAGCATTATGAGCTGTATTTGTAGCAGGATTATCGCTTGGTATAAATTTCTTTTGAGCTGCAAAATATGAAGGTAAAAATTCTCCAAAGTATTGTACTGTAGGCCTATCTCCTACCTTAGATCTTACTGTAATGTCAAGATTACCCATGTCTGCTGTCATAACATCTAAAGAACCATTTTCAACTTGACCACCAGCTATATTTCCATTATTCATAAAGTAGCCTATTAAATTGTCGTTTAAACGCTTAATAGCCCAGGGCTCTAGTAATAACCCATTTCTTGCTAAAACTGATGATATAGCGCTATTTATAGACGCAGGATCACCACTATCTGCTCTAGCACCAAATACTTTCTGCGCTAAGCCTGTTCTAAAGTAAGGATTGTTATAGCTATTTTGTATTCCTGCATTTAAATTGTTTATTTTTTGATCTAAATTTATCCACTCTCTTATTCCTGAGTTATTTGCCATATGAACTGCAGCATTTGCACCTACTAAAGGATTGTGTTCTTTAGATATAGTTCTTAAACTTAAAGCTTCTAATGGTATTTCTACCAATCTGTTTGGATCTGTTATGTTAGCTCTATTGGTTATATAGCTATCCCAATTTTGATCAAGATTATCTGTACCTTTAACACCTGAATAGTTGTTATCATTATATTGCTCACCTGCTTTTGGTTTAATAGAATTAATTTTATTAGCAGATTTAAAAGTTATGGCATCTATTTTTAAGTCTTTCATTATGTCGTCTAACAATGGATTATATTTAAATGCTGTTTTTCCAAACCATTCTTGCACTCTTCCATATGTACTGCTAGATTTATCAATGTCTACTACAGAATGTGTTATTGTAGGTTTTATTCCTCCAGATTTAAACCCTGTAACTTTATTATTTATATCTGTTCTAACCATTTTAGGACTCAATCCTATCATAGCTAAAGATGCTAAATAAAAATCTTTAGAAACAAACATTTCTCCGTCTACTATAGATTTAGTAACTTCTGATATTCTTTTAATCTCTCTATCATATGTATCTTGATCAATAAGTTTATTAGCAAGCTTATCATCTAAAGATTTAGTAGCTCTATCTAAAGAACTAAATATATTGCCTAGTTGATTTCCATTTGCATCTGTTAATATAGCTTCATCATCTATTGATAAAGTTTTTAATTTTCTAAAGTTACCATTTGCATCAGGAGTAACCCAATCTTTTATATCTTCATATACGCTTTTGTATAAATCGGAACTAGCATTTTTATATATTACCCCTGTTTTAGCTCTATTGCTTTCTGTTGGTATATACCCATTTTTAGTTTCATTTAACTTATCTCTTTTAAATCTATTCTTTATATATTTATGATTTAAGTCTATTTCTTCTACTCCAACAACTTTATCTATAGCTCCTGGCATATTTAAAATCATTCTAGTTAACTTAATAGCTTCTACTACAGAATCATCACCATTAGATAAGTTTCTTATATTGTTTAGCTTTTTAAGTATATTAGCATGTTTTTCTAATGTTACATTGCCATCAAGTATAGCTTCTAAAGTCTTAAACATTAATCCGTCTTTACCAAATTGCTCTTTAATGTTGTCATGCAAAGAACCTTTAAATTTATCTACTCTAACTACTATAGAAGTTGATTCATTCATAGGTATTATTCTATATCGCTCTACCTGATCAGCTTGTGAAAAGTTTGTCCTTTTAATCTCTTCAATAGTGTCTGTTTTATAAAGCTCTGACTTTCCTTTTGCATTGCTTATTTTAAATCTACCACTTTGCAAGCTAGTGTTATAATCTAATAACTTATTACCATTTATATCTCTTATAACATTTCCATTTTTATCTACACCACTTCTTTCAGCTAGGTATATAAAATCTTGATTAGGATCTAAAGCTTTTATAATTCCACCAAATCCTCTATCTGATGTCTCTCCTATAACTTTATACCCTTGATGTAATTTATTGTTTTTAATGTCTATTTTTACTGTTTTAATAGGTATTTTAGAAAAGTATCCCGAAACTACAGAATACAAATCGCTATCCATTTCAGCTTGGCTAGGTCTACTAGCTTCATTCATGGCCATTACTTCTGATTGCATTCTTATTTTTATAGGATCAACAATTAGTTTATTAAAATTATCATTATCTAATGCGACATCACCTGATAAATTTTTAAGAGTTTGTACAGCTTTAAATGCTTGTGACATTAATTGTTGATTAGACTTTAAAGTTTCTGGCAATCTATATATATCACCTAGAACATCTTCAGCAAACTTATTTATATCTGCAGATGCTATTCTTCCTGTCCTATCTATGTCAAATATCTTATCTAAATCACTAGTAGATATTTTATATTTTGTAGAAAATTGAGCTGTAGTAAGTTTAGTTATTTTATCTTGTATATCTTTTTCAGGTATATTATAATTAGATATTTCTTCTTTAATAAAGTCTTGTATATTGGCTTCGCTTAAAACTATTTGTCTAGCTTCGCTTTGTATATCTGTAGATATTTTAACTATCTGTCTTGCATACTCTAATCTATCTGAATTTTTAGGGTTATAAGAAAGCATGTTTAGTATATTTCTTATATCACTTTCTTTTTTGCTAGCAGCCCTCAATACATAAGGATTATTTTCTATTAAAGCTGTCTTTAGTGTCTTTCTTAAATTTAATGTAGCTTTTTTATTGTTATATAATTCTGATAATTGCTTACTGTACCTATCTTTAATATTTGTGTCTAAGTTATCTGCACCCATTAGAATGTTTTCTATTAGCAATATATCTTTTTCCATTTGTGAAAGATTTTTATCAAGCACATCTACAGTAGCTCTAGCTTTACCATTAGACCAGTTATCCATAGCAGCTTCACCAGTAGCTAATGATTTTTGTAAAGACTTAATCCAGTCACCGTCTTTTGCTTGTAATACAGTATCGTCAAATCCTACAGGAGCTTTAGCTAATTCTACCTTATTGACAATTTCTTCATAGTGTTCTTTAAGCCTTTTAAACATTTCAGGACTAATACTATTGCTTTCCTTAGCAGATATTAATAATTTTTCTACAGCTCCTAGTGAAGGGAATATGGGTTTAACACCATCTTCTTGATAGTTAAATCCTACATCTTTCATTAGTGTAACTAAACTTGCTTTAACATCTATGCCTCCAGGTATATCATTTATACCTATTTTACTTATAGCTTTTTGTGTTATATAGTCTTGAAAGTCATTATAAGCATTAGTATTGCTAAATAAATCCCCTGTAGCAGATTCTATTTTTTCTTTTAAAGCAGTAGCTTCATCAAATGATATTACCTTACCATTTTTAGATAGTATATTAGGATTTAAAGATTTAATAGCTGATTGTACTTTATCTAAAAATTCTACTACCTCTCCATAGTTTTCTGTTTTATCACCTTCTTTTCTAACTTGTAGCTTACCTCTTGTAAGTAAGTATTGGTTAATAGCATCTTTAATAGATTCTGCATCATTTATTTTTATACCATGCTCAGAGCCATCTGTAAATAATTCATATGCTTGTCTTCTTTGTTGATGTTTTAATAAGTCAGAATAAGACAAACTCCAAACAGGATTTATTAAAGCTAGAGGATCAAATTCCTTAGACTTTTTCCAGTTATCTCCCCATATATGACTCATTAAAGACTCTGTAGATCTAATAAATTGTTGCTGAGCTTTAGCTATTTGTTCTTTACCTAAATTAACTTCTGAAGCTCTTAATTGCTGTCCTTCAACTATCCATCCATTTTTTCTTCCCATGCCATACAATACATCAACAGTTTCTCTGATTCTATTATCATTAAAATTAATATTAGTAACATCAGGCATTACCAATGCACCGTCTTCATTATACCTATTTACATCATATGGTAACTCTAATTCGTCTAGCAAGTTTCTTAAAAAATCTCTTTGTATTTCTTGTGGCCTATTGACAGATTTTGTTATATTTTTTTCCATCCATTCATCTAGTTCAAAAGACATATTATTAGCTGATAATGTTTTACCATTAAACTTAATAGCTGCTAGCTTAGTTACTATATCTAAAGCTTGATCAGGTGTAAAGCTAATTGACTGTACTTCTCCTGTATTTGCTTCATATTCTTCTAATATTCTTTGAGCTACAGATAGTTTTTCATTTAGAGCTAATGCTTGGTCATATGTTATTTCATTATTTTTAACCATATCAGCTATTTTTTTATTAAAAGAAGTCATTAAATCTGCACCACCCATATTATCTGCACCAGATATAGACGATAATATTTCATTAACTTCAAAAAACTCTCTAGTATTATCTAACGATGACTTAATAATATTTCTAGCGTCTGCATAGTTTTCTAAGTCTGTATTGCCATAATTATTTACTATAGCATTTAAACCTTCAGCATCTGCGCCAAATGTTTTCATACTACCTACAATTTTTCTTAATTGACTAGCTTTACTATTAAAGTAATTATCTATATTACCTGTTTCAAATACATTTTTAAATCCTTTAGATCCTATATCTGCATGAAAACTATGAGGTCTTCTTGTAAAAAATGCAGCAGTAAATATATTAGCTGCTATTTCTTCTGGTGTTCCTCCTAAAGCTATCTTTGCATTTTCTAGCGATGCTCCATTTCTATAAAAATTTTCTAACAATCTAGGAGTATTCATCGCTACTATACCAGCTGCCATTCTAGGAGCAGATTTCATAACATCAGTTCCAAATTCACCAATCCAATATTTAGGTGCTTGCATAACAAATTTGCTTCTTATTTCAGAAAGCATTTCTCTCATTATTTGTGTATCTTCATCAGATGTTGCATCTTTAAACCATTGCTTTCCACCGCTTATAGTTTTTCCTCTATATTTACCACTTAATTGACTTGTTAAATAGCCATCAGACAACTCATCCATAGCAGTTAACTGCATTCTTAATTCTTTATTAGTATATTTATTTAATGGTTTCCAATAAGATTTAAATGAGTTTTTAAACAAAGAGCCTAATCTACCAATATGACTAGCTTGTGTACCACCCTTTAAGAATGATACTGGTCCCATCATAGAATAATAAAAGCTTTCTTTTACAGCTTCATCCCACCATCTATTATAAGTACTACCTATATTAATATCGTAGTTTCCTATATATTCAGGCTCTCTATACTCATTATAATCAACACCCATTGTTTTCTTTTGAGCTATTTGAGCACCAACTCTTATAGTTCCTAATCCAAATCCAATAGCTGCATCATATGCTGCCGCACCAATTATAGCTCCTGCCGCAGGTCCAGCTCCTGGTACTTTTCTACCTAACATAGTTAGTAATGAAAAAGCATCATTAGGATTATTCTTACTTACTATTTCAACAGTTTCTTTAGATATAGCTTCTAATATTTCATCATCAGCTATTTGTAATGTCTTCCCTATATTTTCTTTTATTTGACTTTTAAATACATCTTGATATACATCTTTAGTAACATTATTTTCTATAGCATTTATTATATTAGAGTCATTTTTAACATTATATGCATCATCTATAATCTTACTAGCTTTACCACCCTTTAAGCTCTCTGCTACATCTTTAATACCTTTTTTAAATGGTAGATTATCAGCAGCTTTAATAAGATCATCAGTAGACATTTTTGTAGCTAATTTGGCTGCTCCTAAAAGCTTTCCACCAGTTCTAATACTACCCCCTGCAATTCTAACTGCTGGTATTAATGCTGGTAAATTACCTAGCATACCACCAACTATAGCTCCTGCCTTACCAGATGGAGATAATTGATCCCAATTTCCTGCCGCTCCACCAGCTAACATTTCTTCCCAAGTTTCTTCACCAGGTTCAACTTTTTCTAAAAAAGCATCCCTTGCTCCTAATGTTCCAAACGAAGCTTGGTCTAGTGTGTTCCATAGAGCTTGTCCAGCAAAGTCATATAAAGCGCTTCCTGTAGTTCCTATGTCTACATCTGGTTCATCTACCCACTCACGTCTATTTTTTTTCTCTTCAATGAGTAGTCTTGTTACATAATCTAAGTTGTCTATATTTGCCATTTATTTATTTTCTTCTAATAATTGTATTAATTCTGGTAATGTTGTGTACCCATTTTCTATCAAAGGTGTAATATTTGCACTACTCAATATACCCCTTTGTTCATCTCTAAACTTTACAATATCATCTGCTTCTTCTTCTATTTGATTAAGAGGCGCTAATATAGCTTTTAAAGAATCTCTTTCTGCATAAGCCTCAGACAATCTATCTTGTGTAGCGCCAATAGTATTGCCAGGTCCTATTCTTTTATTGACTGGATCCCAATTTAACTTTCTGTTTTCTATTTTTTCCATACCATCGCCATAAACATAATCAAACATTCCTGCTGGTACTTGCATAGCTAGCTTAGTTAAAGCTGGTATGGCTGCTGAAAAGAAAGGTATAGCTGTTTCATCTTCATCCCAACCAGTTACCTTAGAAACTGTTTTAGGATTTACAAATCCTAATGTTAATGCTTGAGCAGCAGGTAAAAAAGGTGATAGGATTTGATCTACTTTATACAATGGATTATCTTTATCCCACCCTACTATTGTAGATCTTTCGTCAAAACTTTTTCTTTCTGATGATATAACATTCTGTAAATTTAATATTCTTTTGTTAACAATATCAATATCATCTTCTAATGCTTCTTGTTTTATTCTATGTTGCTTTACTCCTTCAACTACATCTTTACCAAACAATTCCTCATCTTGCATTACAGATTTTTCATATATATTTTTAAGAGTATTCAATATAACTTCATTACTATAATCTTTAGAAAACATATATTGATTGCTTTCAGGATTGCCTTTTTCTTGAATCATAGTTTGCATCATAGTAGTATTGATTTGCTCTCTTAGTCCTAAAGCATCTACAACATCTGATACAGGCGCTGATATTGTAGCTCCTTCTATAAACCCTGATGTTAGATATTTATTTTTATCTTCAAAAGTAGGCATGCTATTTAATTCATTCATTATTACATCTGTCAACTGCATATCTATTCTATTCCTAATTTTCTAAGTTGATTATCTATATCCACACCAGTATTTAAACTATCTAAATCGCTAGGCTCTATTTGATCATTTTCTGTAAAGCCACCTAACATATCATTGCCTTGTATTTTTTTAATTTGTGTAGCAAAATCATCAAAAGATACACTAAACCCAAAAAAATCTTGAGCTACTTTTTCTATTTTATCAGCTATAAGCTTTTGATTAGCATTTTTCTTATTAAGTCTAGCATAATTCTTATAAGCTTCGTCTATTAGATTATAAAAAGCTGAATAGTCAGGTTGTATATATGTATTGCCCTCTTTTACGCCTTTTGCAAGTTGAAGCATTTCAGTATAGTCATTCCAAAATGGTAAATCTAAACTAATTTTTTGTTGCATTAGAGTAGATAAGCTTGCTTCTATATTAACTTTTATTTCATCTGCTTTTTGTGCCGAAGCAATTCTTTGATCTTCAGGTAAAGTTTCATCATTGGCTATACTACTAAGCGCAATAAAGTGATTGTACCCGCTTTTTATTCTTGCATTCTCAACAAATCTTCCTGTTTGCTCTGTTTCGCTTAACTTTCCTTTGTCTGTATATAAATTAAGCTTTTGTTTTTGTATATCTACTGCTAATTTTCGCTTGTTTAATTCATCTATAACAGCGCCCATAGAGCCTTTATGTTTAGCTTGTATTCCTTCAAAAAAAGCTTCTTGACTAACTCCTTTTAATTCAGGTCTTGAGTTTATGTATTCTTTAAACTTTTTATCAGAAAAATCTCCTACATCCCAAAGCTCTGGATCTATACCACCTTCATAAGAATGAGCCATTCCTGTATAAAAGTCTTTAATTAAATCTGTTTGTTGAATCTTTGATTTTAAATCTTGATTTATTGATCTATATCCAGCTAGTTGTTCTTTTTTAGCTTTTGCTATTTTAGTATAATCAGCTACAGTATTGCCTGTTAAATTATCAAGAACACTTAAAACATTATTACTTTGTTCTGAGTCATTTAATTTATAAATAGTATTAGTAGCATCTTCGTAAAACTTTATATTTTGATTAATTTCATTTTGTATTTTAGCAGACTCTCCTTCAGTGTATTTAATTATACTATCTAATACTTTTAAATTATTAGCATCTCTTGCTTGTTGACTAGCTAGCTCTATTTCTTTAGTCTTTGCGCTTGCAGCAAAACCTGCTTGTGCAATATCTGATAACATAGCTAATGCTTGTAGTGCTTCTGAGTTTCCCATTATACATCTCCTTCATAATTCTGCAACCAACTATCAAAAGGATTAGCCATAGAGTCTGCAGGTTTTCCTGTAGCTGAAGTGTAATCCATAAATAACTGAGTTCTTTCTTTTCTTGCTTGATCAAGTAAGGCTTGTTCTTGTTGTTTTTTACCAAATTCTATTCTTTCTAAAGAAGTTTCATAATCTTGTTGCATCCTTTTCATATTGTCCCTGCTTAGATTATTAGCTGTTCCTGAAAATGCTAAATTAGATTGGCTTATAGCTTGATCTGTAGATGTCCTTAAATCTTGATAGTTTCTTCTAAATCCAGTTGTTTGGTCATCTATTTGAAATTGTGTTTCTTGTTCTAATTCTCCACCTGGCCCTAAAACTCTTTGTGCTCTTCGTGCTAAATCAGCAGTACCTGTTTGTAAAAGATCTTCAGCTTGTGCTTCTAATCGAGTTTCATCACTATCTCCTTTAGTAAACCAGCCAGATCCATACATAGGAAATACATGCGCAGCAACAGAATTTTCTCCAAACCAAAAATCAGCAGCATCGTCATCCCAAGCCGAAGATATAACAGGAGGAGTACCCCCTGGAAGATTGCCACCAAGTATTGTATCAACACTATCATAAATATCTTGTAAACCTTCAACAATACTGCTATGATGAGCTGGATGACCTGCTGGCCAATGATCTTTTTTCCATCCTCCAATAGCACTTCCATGATATTCTTTTAATCCTGTACTAGGATTTGTAGTGCCTGCTCCCATTGATTTAATTATAGGAGTGGCTAAGCTCTTTCCCAATCTATCATATAGAGATGCTTCCATATTATTAACATGAGCAGGACTGCCATCTATATTCCTTATCTTTGTATCGCCAAATCTTCCTTTGTTTGCTAATTTATTCATAATTCTCCTTAATCAAATATAGCATCTAATCCTGTCAATGCTAAAGATCCTACACCTCCTATAACATTTAATCCAGGAATCAAGCTCATACCTGCTAGTGCTGTTCTTCCTACTGATAATCCTTTATCTACTTCAGATTTTTTATCAAAGTTTTGATACATATCGTATAAGCTTGCTCCAAAGCCTAAAGCTCCTGCTGCTTGTCCAAAAGTCACACCGCCTAATCCTGCTTTACTAGTAGTTGTTGTAGTTAACTCAGGCATTCCTGCACCTACAACTTTAGAAGCGCTTGTAGTTTCTTGTCCAGGCATAATAGGATTAGACATAAAATTATCTATTTTAGAATAAGAATTTGCAACATTACTTTCATTAGATATTAATGATTTAGCTTTAGTAAGCTCAGGAGTACCTTCTTCTAATGTAGGATTTATCATTACCCTTTTACTAGCAGGAGTAAAAAATCTTTCAAACATTCCTGCTTTCATATATTCAGGGTTCATATCAAATAAACCAGTAGCCATTAATTCTTTGGTTTTTAAATTCTGAGTTCCAGAATATATATCTATTAAATTCTTGCCTATTGTTAATCCAGCTTGTTTCTTTTTAGCTTTGTTCATTTCTAGCTCTTCTAACTCATCTCTCAATAATTTAAATTGATATTGATAATCTGGATTTGATCCTAAAGTTGCCATGTCTTCCTTTCTTGTGCGTTACTGCGCATTAATCCAATCTATTATTTCATTTATTTTATCAATTAACTCTGATATTATTAAACTATTCTCATCATCACCTAATAAATCTTTATTTGTATCTAATTTATCCAAATGTAGCCTCCAGTGAAAAAACGCTATACCAAAAATAATAACTAGATGTGTTAGTTGTAGTTCTTCTAAGCATAGGTATTAATATATCCCCTGCTGATAGTGATACACTTAATCCAGTTTCTTCTAATTTTTCATACATTGAAGTTGTTTTAGATCCTGATTGTGTAGATCCTACTTGTGACAGTGTATGATTGCCATTGGTTCCCCAGTTAGGAGATGCTTTTAATAATTTAAATTCATAGGTTGCTGATCCTGTTGGCCTTCCTTGTAAAGTATATCTGTTTAATGTGCAATTTTTAGGCACTACTATTATAGGATTATAAGTATCTAACCAACTAGCTAATAGGCCATTACCATTATCTTTATTCCATTGATAATATGATGCTCCATAAGTAGTTGATGGACTAAACCATCTGTCATATCTAGTATAATATCTTTGAGACCATTGTGGAGTCCAATAAGCTGAACCACCTCCACCCCCACCTCCTGCTAAGCTAGAACCATTAGTTATTTGAACATCATTACCTGCATCATTAGTAAAATATAAATTATTAGGAGTATCATTTTTAACCCAAACTTGACCATATGAAGAAGAATCAGATACAGCGCTTGCAGACTCTTTAATTTTAACAGGCAAATCACTTCTTAGCTCAGCATCTTTAATAAACAATACATCGCTATCATCTTTCATAAATATTAAATCAGTACCATCAGAGTATATTTTATCATTATTATCGTAAGTATTAAATACTATAGCATTTTGTGTTGTAAGGCTTATATCAAAAGATGTAGAAACTCTACTATTAGCTTCATCTAATGTTAACATTTTATCACCACCAACATACATATCTAATACATCATCAGAAGATTCTTGTATATAAGTATGACCACCACCAGTAGAGCCAATAGCATTGTCAAAAAATAATTTACTTGTAGCTCTAGCGCCTATATCTCCCGTTCCATGGATTCCTAATATATTTGTATATGCATTGGCCGTAGAATTAGACGATCCACCTGCTAATGTAGTTCTTAAATATACACTACCACCTACTGCTGTACCTGTACCTTGACCACCTTCTAAATACAATCTATATCCTTCTGCATTAGCACCTGTTGTTGGATTAATAGTAACATATGAATGCGAACCGTCAAAGCTTAAAGTATTATTATTTAAACTAATTGTTCCATCTGCTATTAACTGACCTAAAAAAGTAATTACAGCATTTGTGTCATTACCTATGCTAAAATTGCCTGATATAGCAGATAACCGAGATATAATACTAGAAGAGTCTAAAGCTACACTTACCTTACCCTGTCTATTATTAACAGTTAAACCGCTTAAATCTAATATTTTAACACCTTTTATTTTAGCCATTATGATATAATTGTAATTCCTTCCATATCAGATCCTTTTATCATTTCTCTTTTGTATAAAGATCCATTATAAACTGTATAAATAAACAAACCTTCATTTGTATGTCTAAGAGTTAATACCCCTTCTTTTAATTCGCTTGGGATAGGCTCTCCTCTTTTTACAGAAATTGTTTCTTGCTTTTTATGTATTAAGTTTCTAGCATTTCTATCCATTATTTAATTCCTTTTTGTCTATAAATAATAGTAATATCATTAATTCTAAATTTACTAGGGACAGTTCCATCTGTAGTAAATTGAAGCGCAAATGAATATATATTATTTGCTGTACTAGAAGTACTAGGCTTTAAAGTAGCTCTTTGCCATCCTATGGCTGCAGATAATTCATTGCTTACTAAATTAGTTCCATCTTGAAATGTTTGATTGTAAGACTTACTACCATTAGTAGAATATTTAACTTGCACATTTGTAGTAGTGCCACTTTCTGCTCCTGGGTCAGTACTAGTATATGTAATATATACTTTATATATTTTCTTTCTAATACCTGGAGAGCCAAAGTCTATATCTTTAGTTGTATATATAAATCCAGAAGAATCTTTAGGATTTACTGACCATTCTAAAACATTAGCTCCATTATTATATGCATAAATTAATTTATTATTATGGTCTAAAACTGAATTAGTTCTAGACTTATCAAGTATTCTACTAGTGTCATTATTACTTAAATAAGACCAAGCCTGATTTTTAACATCATATAATAAAGCTGATTTATTTATTCTACTATTATTTATATCTCCTAATTCAGCTATTACTAATATACTATTTACTTTTGGTAAGTAATGTATAGTTGGAGTAGCTTGAGTAGCAGCGCTAGTATATGTACCTCCTAAAGAAGTAAAGTCAGCCCAATCAACACTGCTAATTAATTTTTTATCAGCTCTGTGTAATAAATTTGTTATATTAGTACCGTTATAAAGATATACTCCATTTTTATTAACCCATACAATTCCCAAATCAGTTAACTTAGCTGCTTCAGGATGTGTTATTCCTTGATTAGATATTGTTTGCTCTAAAAACTCTATTTCTTGAGATATGTTTATTATAAATATATTATTTTTTTTAAACTGAAATATTCTATCTGCGTATGATAATAATTTTACAATAGGAGATCCATCGTTTACAGCTACATCTATAGCATTATCTTGTGGAAATATATCAAAAGCATTAACAGGACTTTTAATCATTCTGTCTGACATAACAACTTCTTCTCCATCACTATTAACAGATTTAATATTTCCTATATAATGCCTTCTATTTGCTATAACTGAAGTTGACCATCTTGCATTTAAAGATGCTTCTGTTGATCTATAAGAGTTTAAACTTTCATAAGTATATACACCAGAATTGATAACATAACCTCCTGCTGTTGCAGATATATATCCTGATGCGTTTCTAGTACTAATAGATACTCCTTGATAATATCCACCTATACTGCTATATGGAATAACAGAAGATCCTTTTGCAAAATTTAATTCTTGAGCAAAAAACCATTCTGATTCGCTATCTTTAATTCTATAATAAGCTCTAGCGCCTGTTATCCTAGGATTAAAAGGAGCTCTAAATTGCCAACTTATCATTATAGGACCTGTATCAGTACTTTTGTCAATATAGCCACCCAATTTAAAAGGTAAAGATTCTTGTACTCCATCATATATAAAAGTTGTAGCCCATTCATAGTCGTTTCCACCATCGAATAAACCGTCTTCTTGATTGGCAGACCCTAATTGATTTATACGCAAATTAAAGCCTGTACCTACTGGAGGAGCAATTATTATTTCATCATCTTCTTCAAATCCATTTCTTGAGCCTCCAGTTATTCCTCCTGGTATAGAAAGAATATCATCACTAGTCTTTGCAGTTATTTCTCCCCAACTCCCAGTAGTAGAATTAATAGCTGAATATCCTTTACCATCTATTTCATCTGTAGTAAATCTTTCAAAAGTAGCAGCATTACCAACTGCATCTGTGTTTTGTAAAGAAGTAGCGCTAGAATTGTCATTGTCTAACTTAAATAAAACAGTATCACCTTCTGCAAAATCTGAATAGCTACTACCTACTAATCCTCTTGTAGGAGCGTTTATTTCTTGGTCTGCTAAAACCCATCCATTATAAACTTCTTCTGTCATAGCCCCAAAATTTCCATATTTAACATATTGATCTAATGATGGATTTGGATTATAATAATTAAATCTTGTAGGCCATAACTGCTTATCTATAAATCCATACCATTTATTTTTATTAGTATTGTTAAATTCTGAATCACATATTCTGATATTGCCATCTACTATAGTAAAAACTTCTTTTCTTTTTCCACCAGTATTATCTGTTAATCCAGTTATAGGAGTAGCCCAAGAATCACTATTAGCGCTATATATAGATATTGTGCCGCCTGTATCTGTATCAGAAAGCATTAAATAATTATCTCCAGTATCTTGAGGATTAAAAGCTTCTAACTTTAAATTATCTATGACAATAGTAGATGTATTTGAAGTTATATTAAACAATGAAATTGCAAAAGATTGAGAACTAGCATTAGAGTTTGATACAAATGTTTTTGTATGAGTTCCTTCTGTTAAGTCTGCTGCTTCTAAATTTACTGCAGATGCAGAAAATGTATTTGATATTTGTCCAGTATGATATCCACTATTAGAACTGCCTGAACTATCTGTTGTATTTTGATTTTCTAATACAGTATAAGTAAATTTATAATTACAATCATTAGCTCCTTTTAAAGCTCTGTCACCTGCAGTTTGGCTTAGAGTTGTTAAACTAGTAGCGCTTGCCTTGCTTTCTTTAAAAGCTTTTTTAGTTACTGTTATATTATTTAAATTCCAATTCGCAGTATTAGCTGTTGAATTATCTATAATCAACCCTTGGTCTGGATTATATAAAGCTTCAGTTATAGTCAAATTAGCTGTATACGTTGTTCCACTGCTTGTAGCGCTTACAGCAAAGCCAGCACTACTAACTCCTGCTAATTGTATATGAAAAGCATTTCCAACGCTAGGATCAGATCCACTATCCCACCATATTTCTGCAGTTATAGTATAGGCACCGCCAATAACAATATCTTGAACAAATGAATCTGAAGGTACTAATTGCACTCCTTGAAATCCACTATCTGATGTAGGTGCTATAGTTAACTCTCCATTAGCTTTAGTTATTGAAGGAGCTACATTAGCACCAAAAGGTTCCCATTCACAATTAGCGCCAGCAAAAGACGTTCTATTGTCTGCATGTGATATTTGCTCAAAGTCAGGAAAAGAAGCACTACTAGTAGTAGTACTAGCTGTCCATTTACTTGTAGTATTATTAAGTTGCCCATCTGTAAAATGCTCTAAGCCACCAACACTTGCTCCAATCCTATCATGAGAAAAAGCAAACAACCCATAACCATCATTTGTTGTACATGTAAGTCCAGTAGTATCAGAAGAATGAGCTTCTGTACCTATTGGAAGATTTAATTCTTTGCCTTTTGTTAATCCTATATCAAAAGCATTGTCTGATTCATTTATTTCTATATCTCTTGAATCAGAATCAGTATTTAATCCTCCGTCAAATCTTTCTATTTTATATTCTTGTTTAGGCATTCTTTTTTCTTTAATATTATACTGGATGGAGTGTATTTAGCAATGATAGACCCACACGAAACAAAAGGAGTAGTGAACGTTGGAAGCTCAGTACACACTCCATACCAGTAATGTTTATATTTACTTGAGGATGACACCTTTAACTACAGCCTCAACTGATTCGTAAATAGCTTCTATTATTTTACCTTCAGTTTCTTCATTGATAATAGGTATATTTACATTATCGTTTAATTCTTTAACAATTTTAGCTTTCATTTCATCATTAAAGATGTAGTTTGCTATCATTTCCTTCATATCCATTTAACTTCTCCTGTTATTTATTTAACCACTCTTGCCATTTTATCTTGACAGCTATATAGCACAT